TCTGCTTTTCATATAATAGATATTTATAGTGGAGAGCAGGTAGCTGAGTTTTATTCAAATACCACCCCCATTAACGATTTGGCAGAGATACTAAACTCAGTAGGTCAGAAATATAATTCAGCCCTTATCATACTAGAAAGGAATTCCATAGGTCATAATTTAATAGATCATTTATTTGAAAGATTAGCATATGAAAATTTATATTTTGATGAAAAAAGAAATATAGGGATTCAGGTTACTACCAAAAATAGAGATGCTATGCTGGCTTCAATGGAGGAATGTTTGAGGTTGGATAGAATTAAAATTAATTCGAAAAGAACCATATCTGAACTAAACACTTTCATAGTCTCTATAGCAGGAAAAGCTCAAGCAGAGAAATCAAAACATGATGATTTGGTAACTAGTTTAGCTATGTGTTCCTTTGGGCTAACTACATACTTAGAGAATAACTTTATTAGTTTTACTGGCGGGGATACCAAAACCCCTTCTGAGAAGCTACTAGCCCCTATTCGTCTAAAAAATATCAATAGTTATGGGGGAGTAATTCAAGAGGATATTAAATGGCTGCTGAAATAAATAAGAATAAACTTAATGAGAATGCTGGGCCAGGGTATACTAGTTTTGGTGGTCCTGGTCAGGGGATGACCTATGCTTATCCCCGTGGTAAGATAGGTCAATTTTTTGCTAAATTTTTTGCTACTCCAGCACTTCCATACTTAAAAGATATGGATGATGGGGCTGGGGATACAGTTATTAATCCAGAGCGTCCTGCTAGAATGACCTCTCAATCTAATAAACTACCTTTCTTACCAGAAGTTGAAATTAATAGAAAGCGTAGGTATCAGGAATATGAGAGGTTGGATGATTATCCTGAGATTACAGCAGCTTTTGATATCTACGCAGATGATTCTACTCAAAGGGATACTACTAATAAACGGTGGTTAGTTGATTCCGAGAGTACCTTGGTGGTAAATGAGGTTAATAAGATATTTAATAAACTTAATCTACGGAAGTTTTATTGGGACATAGTTCGCAATACGGTTAAGTATGGTGATTGTTTTATCGAGCTAGTAGCTGATATCAATAGACCAGAAAGAGGTCTTAGACGAATCAAAATATTAAACCCTAATTACATTATAAGGGTAGAAAATGCTTATGGGTATTTAGAAAAGTTCTTACAAGAAATTCCTGATAAGATTGCTTGGGACTCTTCCCCAGGAGTTTATATGGAAAATCAACAGTATATAGAACTTGATAAAAATCAAATAGTTCATTTTAGATTACATACCTCAGATCCAAAATTTTATCCATATGGTAAGTCTATCGCTGCTGGAGCTATTAGTATCTTTAGATCATTAAAGTTAATGGAAGATGCCATGCTTATTTACAGGTTAGCAAGGGCTCCAGAGAGAAGAATTTTTTATATTGATATAGGCCAATTACCTAGTAGTAAAGCAGAAGCTTTTATTGAAGATATAAAACAACGGTATAAGAAAGAGAAATTTTACAATAAGCAAGACGGGTCTATAGATGCTAGGTACAATCCATTATCTGCTGATGAGGATTATTTTGTCCCTACTAGAGGAAATGTAGGAACCAAGATTGAGACTCTTAAGGGGGCAGAGAACCTTGGGGAAGTGGATGATGTTAAATACTTTAGAGACAAACTTTTAGCTACTCTAAAAATCCCTAAAGATTATATTGTAGAATTCGATAAATCTCCAGAGAGAAAAGCAAACTTGGCTCAACTGGATGTTAAATTTGCTAGAACTATAGTTAGAGTTCAGGAGTGTGTTAACATGGGATTAGAATCTATAGCTAAACGACACTTGAAGCTACTAGAATATCCTGCGTCTCTTGTAAAAGAATTAAGAATACATTTACCCGACCCTTCAGATATATTTACTAAAAGAAAATTAGAGATTGATGAAGCTAAAGCTAGAGTGGTTCAAGCTGTTGTAGGTACTGGTTTATTTCCTACAGAGACTATTTATAAAGAACTTTATGATATGAATGATCAGGAGATTAGTGTTACGAAAAGGAAGCTCCAAGAAGAGCAAAGGGAGAAAGCACAGGAGGCATCTGAGGATATGGCTTCTCAGGCTTCTCAAGAGAGTGCTATGGATGCTGGGGGTCCTATCGCTGGCAATAAAGAGGTTGGTGCGCCAGGAGAGGCACCATTACCACCAAAATCTACTTCAGAAGATATAAATACCATAAAAAGCTACATAAAACAGAAATATTATGGAGATAGTGAGAAAATAAGGCTACTAGAGTCTATAGATATATTAGATAGAAAAAAAATATAGAAAATTTTATCTATATAATAAAGGTTTCCAACTAGGATGGATAATAAATAGATGTTAAAAATGTTTGAGTCAAGAAATAAGAAGATTTCTGATATAATTAAATTAGGGGACTACTTGGGATACTCTTTAAGGGAGAATATTCAGGTTTTTTCTGTGGACGGTATGGAAAATAAGGTTACTTACCTAACTTAAAATAATTATATAGTCGAAGGTAATTATTCTATAAAAAAGGGTTCATACCTCTTAGAGAATATTAATATTCAAGAAGCTGATGTCTTCACTGATGAGAAGAAACTTGATTCTGGTATAAAGAATCAAGTTTCTTTGTTTCTAGAAGGATTATATAACGATAATTACAGAGAGGCAGAAGGAAGCTTCTCTGATATTATTGATATCTTCACTTCCAGAGCCCACTATCAAAACACTTTTGATAAATTACAGAAAAAGGCTGCTATCTTTAACGAGTCTAACTCCATTTTTGGTACTGAAGAGTACAGTAGATTCATTGAGGTTATTCCTGAACTAGTTTCTTTCTTATCCGAAAACAAAGTTGCTATCCTAGACCAAGTTCCAGAGATAGCTAATTCCTTAAAACTATCGGAATCTGTTTCTAAAGCTTTTGCTACTCCTCATCAAACTATAGAAGATATAAAGAATACTGGCAGATTTGAATTTGTTGATACTTCTAGTAAATCTATCTATGAAATGATTTGCAAGCAAGAATTAGTTAAAAAAGAAATCTTAGAGGCTAAGAACTCTTTTGATGTTGTATGGGCTGGTGAACCTGTTATTGATACTCTTTCAAGTAAGGTGTTCGCTTCTGATGATGAAATAGAAGTCGCTTTAACTGAGGCTTTGAAAGAGCTTCCTTACTTGGCTCTTGTTTCTAAGAAGAAATTGTTTGAAACTTTTAGTAGAAATTTAGGAGACTCTTCCGACCACATCTCTGAGAAAGACCTTAAATCTTATGTTAGTCGTATTTTCGAGATGAAGAAGCCAGCTAAGGAACAGCTTACGGATATCTTAGGGCAGAAATATGGTGTGAACCTTCAATACTTAAAAGAGTCTTATTCTTTCAAGAGTTTGATTAATACTCAGTTTGTACTTTTTGAGTCTATAGCAAAGATAGTTCCTAACAACAGTGTTCTTAAACAAGTGATCTCTGAATTCTCTTCCTACATAAAGGGCAAGACTGGTGTTCAGAGTATTGATATGAATAACATTATCCAGCAAGTATTCCAACATGCTGGATTTTCTAATGAAGAACTACCGTTGATGGAATCGTTTTCCTTCAACGAAGTAAAAAATGCTTTCGAGAAAGCTGATATTTTAGTGGAACGAGCTAGTACTGTTGAAGCGGGGGAGGAAGAAGATACTGATGTCGAAGAAACAGAAGAAGAAGCCCCAGAGGAAACCAAAGAAACCGATGATAAAGAAGACGAAGGGGACTCTGGAGAGGTTCAAGAAAAAGAAGTAGAGGACAAAGGACCTGAGCCAATGTCCGATGAAGAAATTATGAAAGCTATTAAATCTATATCAGATGTAGTAAATGGAGAAGATTTTGAAGATGAGGAGGACCTGTAATGAGAGAATTTTTTAGACCGTATAATAAAATAATCACTATCGCTGATGTAAATCAGCATATAGTTCTATTGACGGACTCCGCAGGGGCTCCTCTAGCTAGTAATTATGTTAGTGTTGCTCCTCTATCTGGGGGTGGAACCGATGGAAAAATGTTTCAGGTTATCCCTAGTGGAATAAATACACTTTGGGGTGGCACTGCTCAGAGTAACGGGACTGGTACTGTATCGGGAAGAGATGCGGGTCCTTCCTCCTATGCAAATGCAGACCAAAGAACTAGTAATGAAACCAGTGGTACTCTAGGTGGGTTTGCGGATACTGGTGCGGGGACAGTTATATTCAGTTTATCTCCACAAGATAGTACTAATGCTTTGATAATGTCTCAAAATATTGCTACTACTTGTACTTACGGCATTACTTATGGACAAGTTAATCTAGCTAATACTAGGGCTGATAATCTACAAAACCCAGAAGAACTTACTTATTCAGTTCCTACTGCAAGCTTTACATCTTCTGTTGATACTGATTTAAGTACAGTAACCTTCACAGATACCTCTATAGGAAATCCCTATACTAGGAATTGGGAGTTTAGTGCTGTGCAATCGGTAGGTACACTGGTATCTAATGAGAAGACTCTTACACACAGTTACATAGGTAATGCTCAACCTCCATTCACGGCACAGCTTTCGTCAATAGGGTATCATGGGCAAACTACTGCATCTGGTTCTGTAACCTTCTGATAATGTTTAAAGCTCTGCAAACTATAATCTCCCCCTCTAGCAGAGGGGGAGGTTATACTAGACAAAGAAATACTAGCACAGCTAGAACTTTATTTTCTCAAGAGAATGGTACTCTATGTATTTTAATCACTTTTAAATCTGCGGGGAGGCGGGGTAATGGGTATGTTGCTAATCTTGTAAGAATGTTAGAGTCTGGATCAAGATATAAGTTTAGATTATTCTCTCCTGCTGGAGCTACTTTAAATACTCTAACTGTTAATGGAGTAGCTGGTGCGACATTAGCCGCAACGGTTGCAGCTATAAATGCAGATGCTACCATAAGTCTTTATGTTATAGCTACCTTAATAAATGATTCTACTCAAGCATTTAATAGCAATGTAAATATTAATAATGGTCAGACTCTACATGGTGGAAGATAACTATAATAAAGTATCATGGCTGATGTTAAACCCCTTAAGTTAGAATACGATGGTAATGGAACTCCTTCTGGAATAGGAGAATTTCAGAGTGGTGATACTATTGAGACTGCTATAGTAGATCTAGCTCTCCCTGGGTTAACTGATGTAAACTCTTCTTTATCTCCTACTACAGGAGATTCCTTAGTTTATGGTGGATCAACTTGGAGTACTTCAGCTATTGCTCACCCAAGCCTAGCTCTTCCTGGGTTAACTGATGTAAGTTCTACCATGTCTCCTTCTACGGGGGATTCCTTGGTATATACTGGAGCTATATGGAGTTCTTCTTCTGTTACTCACCCTGCTACCCCGGATCCATTAACTATAGGCACACTTTATATAAACACTGCTCTTAGTGCTGCTCCTTCTTCCATCACAGTAAGCTCTTGTCCAGTTCCACCTCCTTGGTCTTTTGTTGAAGTAACTGCTGACGATGGACAAAATACTGCTGATCCTTACTATTTTGCTTCAGGATCTTCTCAGTCAGATACTGAGATTGATGCTACTCATATTACCTGGGACTCAACTAATAGCTACTTCACCTTAGCTAATGCTGGGTGGTATGAGTTCGAAATGCAAGGAAGCGTTATTGTTGCTTCTAGTCCAACCACTATTACTACTTCTATAGTGCAAACTGATGGACTAGGGGGTACTGAGATAGAAAAGATTGACAAAGCACAGGTTGTAAGAACCAATATAGACCCTCATGATATAATGATCAAGTGGGTTGGTTATTGTGGTGCTGGATTAAACTTTACCTGTAAATTAGATGGTACTGCTGCGATTGTAATGCAGAAAGGTTCTACCTTTACCTGTAAGAGAATTAACTAGCCTAACTTATTTCTTGCTGTAACTTTTAACAAAGATAGTTAAAGTATCCATGTAGCCATTTAGAGTATCCAAGTTTTCTAAGGAGACATGTTTCTTCTTTTTATAAAATAGTTGAAGATCCAACCCTAATTTCTTTATAACATTCCTTTCTGGCTCCGAAAGCTCTGCCCATTCCAATTCTAGCTGTTCCTTACTTTTATAATCTGGGTTTTTCATATTATTTCTACTTCGTGTCCTTCTTTCTTGTAGGTGTTGTATCTTTTTCTTGAATGTGCTGCAAGATATCGTCCTTTATCCATGAAATCATAGATGAAAACTCTGTCTTTATTGTCATGCAAGCGGAGAGATCGTCCCAAGGCTTGAATTGTTGCAATTGGGCTTTTAAGTCCTCTAGCATTGATAAAATGCGTAATCTCACGGATATCAATGCCTGTCTCCAGAATTCGGGTGCCAAGTAAGACTGAAGACTCAGCACAAGAGACAAACCTTCTGATCGTGGAATACCTTTCCCCGATATCATCTTCTCCTCTAAGGTAAAAACATGAGCCTTCAAGAATAGATTGAAGGTTTTTACCGTGTTCAAGTCTGTTGACGAGTATAAGTATTCTTGCTTTGTCATGGTTACTCCTTATGGTATTTACTATGTTAATTATCTTTTCGTTTCTCTCCTTGTGATTTACTATGTATGCGTCATAAGCCTCTTGATAAGAGTAACCATCACAATTCCAGAAAGGAGTCTACTAAATATTTAGTAGTTCTAACTTCATGGGTCTTCCCCAAGGCTCCCTCTAGGCTATGTATAGGGATACTCTCTCTCGGTACGGTGGCTGTGAATCCAAGCCTGTACTGAGCATTAGGAAAGCTCTGAATGGCAGCAAGTCTTTGTGTACCTACA